ATAGGATTAGATCAAAAGAATCTGAGGCTATTAAAAATATAGCAGAGAGCATGGAAACTTTTAAAACCATGGGTGATAAGTTAGAAGAAATTAAAAAAGGATTTAAAGAAAAATTTAGTGCCCAAGGAATAAGAGAAGGTTTACTTAACAAACTTAATATTGGTGGCATCTTTAACAAAACATTATCTCGTGAAAAATTTATTAAACAACAAAAAGCATTAGGATCAGAAAAATCTAGATCTGAACTCAAACAAGATTTTGAAGGTGCTCAAAAAGCATCCAAAGATATAAAGAAAAATGAAAAAGAATTAGCCGAATACAAGAAAGTAACTGGATTATCTGATTCTGAACTAGCAAAAACAAAAGAAGGTAAACGATTACTTGCAAAAAGACAAGAATCTACCGATGAATATGCAAAATATGATAAACGTGCTGAACTCGTAAGACAAGAGAATCCATCTTTTAAACCTCTTGATAAAAATACTGATCTCATTAAGAAAGAAACGCCAACTCAATTACATGCTGATAAAAGTGAACAAGAAGAAACTATGCTTGAACAAAACAAGATGGTTGGTGAACAAACAGATTTACTTAAAGCAATTGCTGAGAATACTGGTGGTGAAAAGAAAGATACTACAAGAACAAAACCAAAAGAAGAACAAAAAGATACTGGCGGTGGAGGTCTATTAGGTAAATTAATGGGTGGTGGCGGAATGGGTAAGGCTCTTAGCTCGCTAAAAGATTTTGGTATTGGTATTGTTTTAGTCGCTGGTGGTCTTTGGGTGGCATCTAAAGCATTTAAAAGTTTTGGAGATGTTGAGTGGGATGATGTTGGCAAAGGTGTAGTTGTTTTAGGTGCACTCGTTGCTGCTGCAGTAGGACTGGATAAAATGAAAGGATCAATATTAAAAGGTGCTTTTGTTTTAGGTGCTTTATCTTTAGCAACATATGGTATTAGTCAAGTATTTAAAACATTCTCCGAACTAGATTGGGAAACTATCGGTAAGGGAATGACAGCGATCGCTGGGTTGGGTGTAATTGGCGCATTAGCTGGAGCTGCTGCACCATTATTATTAAAAGGTGCTCTAGCAATGGGTGCTTTAGGTGGTGCTTTGTGGGTTATTGGCGAAGCAATGCAAGCTGTCGGACAAGGATTTCAAGACTTAACAGATGGTCTTGAAAGATTATCTCAATTAGATGGTGGTAATCTATTAAAAGTTGCTGGTGGGGTACTTGCTCTAAGTGGTGCTATGGTAGCATTTGGTGCTTCTCAAGCAGTTGCTGGTGTTGGTAATCTTGTTGGTAGATTACTAACGATTGGAACAGACTCTCCAGTCGATCAATTAATAAAGATCGGAGACAGAGGTGAGGGAATAGAAAAAGCAGCAAATGGCATGGAAAAATTAGGGTCTGCCATGGTTGCTTTTAATAAAGTAGATAAAAAATCAATGGATGTTGTTAATGACTTCCCATGGCTAAAGGCTACAGCATTTGCTGCAGCAGGTGGTGCTATGCAAGTTGATGGAGTTAAAGTATACAACGCATCAAAGGGTAATGCCGATGAAAATGCTAAGACAGAAGTAGCAAAAGGTGGTAATACAAATGTCGTTAACGCACCAGTAAATAATGTCACTAGACAAACCAATATAATAAAACCTGCTATTAGAAATAGAGAATCCACTCAGGCAAAAGTTCAATGGGAACGAATGGGTGGTGGTGGCAATAATTTCTAAAATAAAAAAGGGGATCTTTTGGATCCCCTCAAACTAATAACTCAGGCGAATTGCAGAGTTAGTGTTTAATCTTCTTTCGCAATCTTCTCGAAATAAGACATAACATCGTCGTCGTCTTCATCTACACTTTTAGGTGTAGGTGCAGGTTTTGATGCAATTTTTGGTGCAGAAGCAACTGGTCGATCTTCATCCTGAGCAATTTCTGCTGCAGACTTACCAGCAAAAGTATCTCCAGATAAAACTTCATTTAGTTTTTTCTTCAACTCATCATAAGATTTGAAATTCTTACGTTCTACAAACTCAGCCAATTTTACCTGTGAGTTTACAATCTTTAGAAGTTGGCTTTCTTCGTCACTAACAGCACATGGTTCAGTGAAAACTGATTCGTCATAGTTTGCATAACCATCTTTCTTACGCATACGAAGTTTAAAGTTTGCACCTTCCCACAAATCAAAAACATTGACTGGCTTTTCATCTTCGAAAGTTGGACGTGCTTTGTCCATAATCTTATCAAAGATTTTCTTGCCGAACTTAAACAAAAATACCTTACCTTCATTCTCTGGATGTTTTGGATCAGACACAACAAGAATGTTGGCAATAAAACTTAGTTTACGCTTTTGTTTACGAGCGATTTCTTTGTTGGCTTCAGAACCAGAGTTCCAAAGTTGAGTGTTTAGTTCGCCAACAGGATCGTTTTCACCAAGAGTGGTCAAAGAATTCTCAATGTACCACTTACCAGTTGGACCTTGGAAACCATGAGAGAAGATACGAACCCATGGGAGTTCATCACCTTCTACACGAGGTAGAAAACGAATAGTTGCAGTACCATTACCTGCTTTGTCGCCTTCTAAACGCCAAAAGCGATCGTCATTATAGGATTTGGTTTCTGTTTGGGGATTTGCGATTTTCTCGAACTCTCCAGCGATTTTGCTGAAGTCAGAATTGCGCATTTTGCGAAGTGCTTGAATGTCCATCGTATTTTCCTTTGTATAAAATTGTATTACGGATTATCGTTTTGTATATGTTGAATTTCGATCTCATCAGTTAGTTCAATATCATCATCAAAGATGTCATCATCAAAGTCAATATCTTCTTCAACATAACTATTTAGCGTTTTCATACCTCCACTTTTATGATTATTGGAGTGTTTGGCATGTTTTCCAGTTCGCCCACTGCTTGGCTCGTCGTCATAACGACTAGCCTGTTTTCTATAAGTCTTACCCATTATAAAATCTCTTCTTTAAATGCCTCAAAGATTTTCGATAGTTTAATTTTATCGTATTTAACAAAACCAGTCAATTTTATTACTCGCCTCAATTCATTATCCCAGATATATTTTATTGCATTATTTTCTCTCCATGTTGCAATTAAATCAGTAAATTCATTAATAATGCACAGTGTTTCAATGCAAATCTTACCACCTAAGAATAACTTTAATGCAACGGGATATTCATTATCAGTAAATGCAAAAATAGCACTATGTTTTAATTTATTAATTTCAATATGTGTGATTAATGATGCAAGATCATCTACAAAAATTTTAGTTATACTTTGTTTTCTTTTAGTCCATTGGGTAAAATTATCTTCAGCTTCTTGGCCAGAATATATTGCAGTATCATTTCCATATGCAAAGTTAGAAACAAAGAACTGAATTAGTTCTTTATCATCTGGTCTCTTTTGAGCCAGTTTCTCAAAAATGTATCTATCATTCCTAGCATTAAATGCTTCTCGAGTGCCACGAACATTTCCCCTGTTTTGGAAAACATTAAACTTATCTGTGGTAAAGTGGAGTTTTATTGCTAGGTAATAACGATATGCTTTAAATCCATCCATTAGACATCAAGTTGTGCTTGTTTAGGCAGATAGTTCAACTCACGAAAATTCATCTCAATTTTATCTTTAAGAGACTTATTAATCAATGATGCAACATCATCTGGTTCTAGATAATTTTCTTTACAGTATTCTAATACTGCATCCATATAGGAAAGTTTCTTTGCTCGAACCAGATGTTCGATATGAAGAGAAAATTCATTGGAATTTTTAAACATGGTGTTCTTTCTTCATCCAATATTCTGTAGTTCTAATCTTATGTTGCACATAATCATATTCTTTAAGTTTGGACTTATATAATTTCCATATTGGCGTATTGGTCTTTTCACAATCCATCTTACGTTCATATTTTTCAAGAAACATAGAAAAAAACTTATCTAGTTTCATTTTCTGTAAGATTAGTGATTGATGTTGTTCTTTCAAGTTCATAATATAATTATACTTTATTTTTAGTTAGAAGGCAAATTAAAATCTTTATTATAAAAACCAATATCTAAAATCAAACTATCATTTTGATTCTTCAATTTATTGTTATGTTCTTTCAACGAACGAATTCGTTCTTTCATGCACTCTGTTTCCCTATGGTGCTTGGATCTCAATAACTCTAGTTCAGATTCCAAAGCAGCACAATGTGCACAAAATTCTTTCATAATTATTCTTCGCCAATATATTCGATAGTATTTCTATACATATCTAAATCAGTTTTTGTTTTCTTTAAGAAATAATCATGCTCTTTATATTCTTTTTTAACCAGTTCAAGTTGTGCTTTTTTAGCATCAAGAATTTTAGTTAACTGGTCTTTGGCAGTTATAACTTCTGCATCAGCTTCTGCATCCTCTGCCAATGCTTCTGGATCATAAGAAAGAATACGTGCATTGTTTGTTTCTGTGGTAGAAATAAAATTGGTTAATCTGTCTTTTAAAGCAGATAACTCATCAAAACGCTTCACTCTTTGTCTAATTTTCATATAATTCCTCTTTGTTTAGTTTAAAGATTACAGACACTGTTATTTATTTATCGTCTCATTTTTGCAATATCTATCGCTTCTTCATCACTAAAAATAGGAACAGCATTAGACTTATGCATGGTTCCAATACCCTTAATCATAGTTCCAGTATACACTTTATCGGGTGCTTTGGTACATGGACCAGCAGTAAAAGGAAGACTTGGAATATTAGGCGTCTCCCGACGAGCAGGTTTTCCAAGTGAGTACACGCTACTGAGATCTTTCTTCGGTTCAGTTAGATTCTTTGTAGGGTACTTCTTTAACATGGTTTCCCATGATTGTTGCAACTCACGCTGTTTTGCATTAGGCTTCTTTTTCTTCTTAGAAGAATTTCTAACATAAATGAACATAATATAATTATACCTCAGTTATAGTTGCATGTCAAGCAGTAATCACAAAACCAGTTGTGTCTTTCTTCGCTTTACCTTTGGCTTTCAAGCCAACGATAACCCCCTTTGCATCTAAGAATCGCAAATCAGTCTCGTCTCCATTAATGACTGGACGACCAAGATATGTCTCTGGCACTTTATGAAATACAGCTGCAACATTCATGCCATTTGATAATGCAATACGAACATCCATATCGTTGCCATCTGCTTTAGAGAATGTCAGGTGATAATTAGGAATGTGTTTTACTTTACGATTATTTACTTTGGTGTAATCATAGAACTGTACATCAGGGAACAACTGGAAGATGTTTTTACCATCTTGCACTTCGTACTTTTCCCACGAGAGATCTGAAGTGCCATTAAGACGGAAAACAGGAATCAGCCCTTGTTTTTCTGCTTTCTTAATCGTCTTACGAATTTCAACAAGCAACTCAAGAAGAAATGCTGGGCGATTTTCGAAGAATGCTTTGGTTTTGCGAATTCGTGCTTGCTGAATCACGTTAGTAGTTTCACCCTTTTTAATAATACCACCTCGACCAGCAGTGTTCAAACATGCTGCAGTGCACCCAGCTGTTCTTTTAGGACAAACTTCTTTACCTGACAAATTGGCAGGGGCAAGATGCAAGACAGAAGACAGATAACCTTTCTTCTGACCCTTCAACAATTTTGGATTTCCAACTGTAAGCAATGTCATAACAACTCCATATCAACGATAATAGAGATATTATACACTAATTTACAATTAAAGACAACCCCCAGAAACCCCTGTATCCTAGAGGGATAATATAAGTTAGTGTCTACTTACTTGATTTATACTGGATTTGTTGTGGGTGAGATGCAGCATAAGCCACGCAAACCATATCTTTTTCAATAGAATATGCACAACGAACAGCAATAGGATCAATCCCCTTAACAATTGCAGATTCTACATTCTTTTCTATAGTTTTTAATTTACTATAACTATAAAATGTAACTGAAAATATAAGACTACATGTAGCAATTAATAAAGAAACAGTGAAAACTCTATTGTCCATAACCAACCCCTTTAGTTTAATAAGATCCATCATCGATAGCTCCACGAACCCATACTGGTCCAATTGAAATCATAAATCCATAATTTTTAGGATTTAAATCATCTGGTTGAATACCAGTAAATTTTAATTCCCAATGGCACGGATTAAAAACCAATCCCATCCACAATCCAGAATATTTAAGATAATTCTTTAACTTCATCGCATAATCCTAACTTTTTTGCTTCAGAGGGACTTAACCATATATCTTGTGGTGGTAACAAAACTTCTCTAATTTTGTCGTCACTGAGACCAGTACATTTTTTATAATGCTTGATCATCTTTTTAGTAGTTAAATCAAACTCTTTTACTGTTGCGAATAATTCGTGTTCTTTACCAAATGCACCCCAAGAATATTGATGAGAAAGAATTGATGTATTTGGTGTAAGGATACGATTCCCCTTTTCTCCAGCAATAAAAATCATAAGACCTGCTGATGCGATTTGTCCTAATCCTATTGTTCTAATAGGAATAGCAGAACCACGCATTGTATCAATAACAGCAAACGCTGCATTCAAGTCACCACCTGGAGAAGTGATTACTAAATTTAACATTTCTGGTCTTTCCTCTGAAAAGTTAGTGTCAAAAATCCATTCAACAATACTTTTACAAGAAGCCAGTGTTACTTCTTCCATCAATAGAAAAAATGAGTGTTGCGATTGTTCTTCTTTTAATGATAAATTCAATTTATTAAGCATACTCATATCCTATTCTTCTCTTTATAAAATATATGTCTACCGATCACAACAGTTTTCTCCAATCCTTTCCATCTAGGATTTACATAATCTGCATGATAGAATAAAGCACCATTTGTAATATCTTTTATTTTGTCATAATTAGCATAAACATGCAGTGCCACTTCTAACGAATTTTCATATGATTCTTTTTGTCTGTTAGTTATTTTATGTTGGCAAAACCAACTAAATTGACATGTATATTTTACCTTTTGTTTCACTACAGAACAAATATTTTTTGGATATCTTGGATCTTGTAGTCTATTTAAGGTAACCAATGCCACTGCAACTTTACCCACTTCTGATTCATATCCAGCCTCATGATAAATGTTGTCTGCTAAGCATATCACTTCTTGTTTAGCATCTTCGGTTAATTGAGATATCTTTATATCTAATTCTCTGTTACCAAAGAAATAAGAACTTAAAATTATTGATAAACTTGTTAAGAATATTATTATTAGTGTATACAATCTTAATTGCATAATTATCTCCTAAAGTAAGAAGCAGAAGGTTGCACGAACCCTCTGCCCTAATCCCTATCAGGTGGACTTTTTGCTAGTCTTTTCTAATGTACTTGGGGGAATATTTGAAACAAAACCATTAAGAGATGCTGCTTTCGTAATGATTTCTGCTTCTGTTGGATATGGAGGAAATCCTGGATGATCAGGTAACACTCCACCATTGATTTTAGCTGACTCAATTTTAGTCTGCCAGTCATTATTAATGACCTCACGCTTACCATAATAATCTTCGGTCAACATATCTTTCGCCATTTTTAAAAGTTCAAGGCGAATCTCGAACGGAGTCATGTTTGACATTTTACTTCTCCTTTGTGTGTTGTGTGAAATGGAAGTTTTGTAGGGGTCTTCCAACCCTCGTGTATAATTATTTAGGAATTATTTCTTTGCTGCTTCAGCTTTTTTATCATCCTTTTTCTCTACTTTCTTAGGAGTAGGTTTAGGAGAATCTGGTAATGGTGGACACTTACCATTTTTATCTTTCTTTACACAATTATCATTTTGTACTGTTTTTGCATCTGCTTTCTTTGCAGGTTCTGCTGCGAAAGAAACAGCTGCGAACATCATTAGTACTGCAGTTAGTAATGCTTTCATTTTAGATTTCCTTTTATAAAAGTTAAGTTAACATCTAACATCAGTTCGTCACTATCATCACAGTACAAGATACCTATGGGCATCGGTTGCTGTCGTGTAGCAAAGACTTACTAATTCTTGGTAGGTTATTCTGTTACGAGGAAACCTACCGAAACCCTAAGCAGTGTTTAGGCTGCTAATGCGAACTGTGCGTCGTTTGCGTTTACGTTGTTTACTTTTTACGACTCTCTGTGTCGTGCTGTCCACTCTGTTACTAATTGCCCTGTCGAAACCTAGTCACCCCCATCAGAAGCATACTAGCAACACCGACCATAAAGGTTCTCTTTACGATGTTTACAGTCCAGTATGCTTCTGGTGGAGGTGAGGGGAATCGAACCCCTGTCCAGAACACCTTTCTCATTGCTTCATACAGCAATACATCAATTATACATTATATTTAGTTGCAAGACAAGTATTGTTTAGAAACTCTTTTGTCTTATCACCAATAATCCCAGTTGTCACTAATGAAACCCTTGGTTGTAAACTTGCATTTGCAGTGCAATGATATGCAGTCTGCCAATCAAAGGTATGAATGTCTCCAGACTTCCAATCACGATATGTAATATCATCGTATTGATAAAAATGCCCTGGAATCCAATCCGTCAGCATAACAACAACTCTTAGAACTTTACTTGGGTCATCACGATTATATCTAGCTAGTTTATCCTTATGCCAGTTAAACACCTGACCAGTCCACTGCACATGAATTCTATTATAACTTTTTTCTAGTCCAATAATATCAATCATATGTTGGAATACAGATGGTATCTCATGTTCCATATTTGTTAGAACTAAATTTCTGTCACCACCTGCTTCTTCAATATAATCTTCTTCAAGTTTATTGGAAGGAACATCAAGAATCTGTCCGACAGAAGTTTTCACTCTCCAGTGACGGACAGTTTCCCAAGTTGCTGGAGTGGCAGAATTAATAACATTATTTAATTCATTTTGCCAATCACCAGAAAAACATCCAAGAGGTTTAATTACCTGCATCATTCTTCCAAGCAAGGTCACCTTTGTAAACACTCTTTGTTCCATAGGCTCCATTATACCAAACAACCAGATTCTTTAGTTTCTTATCAGTAATATCACGATACAATGATTTTCTAATATCATCAGCTTGTTGACCAACAACCCAATCATACTTACCAGTGTCTTCAATGATAGCTGCAACAGCTTCAGGATCCTTTAGCATTTTATTCAAAGCATCACGAAGTTTTTGTGTGTTTGGATTTCCTTTATTGACCCAGATAACTTTCTGTAATACATTGTTAAATGTACGAGCCATATGATATGATTCAAACAACTCACCAGAGGGTGCTACACCCCATGTCTTTTTATAAACATCTTCAAATAATTTACCTTTGAAGTTTGGATTCTCAATCTGTTTACCAGTTTTAAGGTCTTTCAAGCCATGAGTGAACCAGACAACTGTATTTGGGTCTTTTTCATAGAAACGAATCCATGATGTTGGGGGATCTCTAGTGATATTTAATTCACCACGAAGATACATTGGTCGAATCTGATTACCAGCAACACCATTTACCCATACCATCTTTTCTTTCCAACAAGCAAGATATGCATTAGTATCTGGCTTTGGACCACACAACATTAAACCAACAGCTAATGCATCAGTTAGAGCATTACCACCACCAAACTTTGCTTTATCTGTTTTTGGATTAAAATTTTTATTATGTCCAACAACTAAATCAAGATTCATTAACCCAATAGCCTCATATTGACTAAAGTCATAATCTACTTCTTCCAGCAGATAGTTTACTGCATGACTACCAAGACTAACAACCATTGTCTTGTCATCTTTACGAAACTCTTTATGCCACTGATTCATTCCTGGGATGTTTCTTGCACCTGGAACATGTTGTAACACAATTGGTTCATCTGTATACTTACTCAAATGTTTTGCCATAACAGAAGCCCAAACTGCACCTCCAGATCCTGGAGAGTCAGGAACAATCATACGATAATCTGCAGAAGCAAATGTACTGCTTAGCAGAAATAGAAAACCAATTAAATACTTCATTTATTTCTCCTTAATATTGTCCAATATAAAATAAAACCTGAAATAAAAACTAACGCAACAGTTAATGGTCTCTGCATTAAATCACTAAATGAATAGAGAGTAAATGCCTGTTGGGTGTAGTTTTCAAATTTCTCTGCGACTATGAAAGATAATAGTAACGCAGGTCTACTCAAATCAAAGTATTTGGCACCTAGTCCGACAATACTACAAATAACGAGGATATAAAAGTCGTTCAGAGTTCCAGTATATTGGAAACAACTCCAAACGATTATTGCTAGAATACCAGAGGCATAAATCCAATAAGGTATTTCTAGAATTTTTACAACATACTTTGTAATAAAAATGCAAAGTATAAAAGTTAAGATTGTTGATGCAATAAAACTAGCACCAATCGACCATACAAATTTAGTATCAGAAACTAATTCTGCACTACCCATGTACATACCAAAATATACACATATAGCCATCATGACTGCAGCAAATGGTGCAGTTGGAATACCAAACAATATTGTTGGTAATAGTGATGATGCTTTCTGTGCATTATTAGCACCCTCACAACCAGCGAGTCCTCTTGGATTACCATTACCGAATTGTTCTTTAGGATTTTTAGCAACAGTCACAGAATATGACATCATATCACCAATAGTTCCACCAGCACCTGGAAGTAAACCAGTAAAGAATCCGATGACACCACCACGAACAACATCTCGCCAATATGTTAAACAGTCACGGAATCCTTGAAACAGTTGCTGGTAGTAATTTTGTATTTTAACTACTGTATAATGTCTTCGTTTCCATCCCTCTAGTAGTTCTGGTATAGCAAATAATCCAGCAATCATTGGTAGAATTTCTATTCCAGAATTTAAATATTCCCACCCAAATGTCAGCCTTGGAGCAGAGGTTCCTGGATCTAATCCAATCAATCCTAACCACAATCCAACTACAATAGAAATAAAACCTAAAAAAAAGTTTTTACTGGTCAACATACCAACACAACAGAAACTTAGTAGAAATAACGCTGCAAATTCTGGAACACCAAAGTATAGAATAATCTGACTGTAGAATGGTAAAAATGCAAAAGCAATAATTCCCCAGACAATACCATTGAGTGTACTGTCCATTAAAGATATACCAATAGCACGACCAGCTTCACCACGAACTGCCATTGGATGCCCATCAATTATTGATGCAGCAGTTTGTCCTCCACCTGGAATTCCAGTCAGAATGCTAGTATAACTATCACCTGTACTTGATGATGCAATTAGACTTGTCATAAAGACAATTCCAAGATAAAGATTTGGGAGGAAATATGATGCGAATGCGAAGACTGTGAGTAAACCTGTAGTTGCTCCAGCCATTGGAAGAATACCGATGATAGTGCCGTACAGTGTGCCTATCAAACACCAAATAATGTAATCCATGATTAAAACTCTTTAAAGTTAATTTAAAAAGTATAGGGCACTAAACGTCCGTCGATACTGTTTTCTATTTATAACAAAATATTAGCTAATTCTTTCGGTAATACTGGATTAGTCATTCTTTCTGGATGCCACACAATACCATATATTAGTTTGGTTTTATGCTGTATCGCTTCGATATTACCATCTAAATCAACAGCAAGTTTTTCCATATCATCACCAATAGTCGCAATAGATTGTCCATGATAACTATTAACAGTATAAATTTTATTTTCCATTAAAATTTCATGCTCAGTCTGAACATGACCATCAATCTTACCATTAACACCACCTGTTAAATCATTAACTGCGAATGCACCATGACAAAAACCAATAATAGGTTTATTCAGTTTATTAGCGTGATGAAACAATAAGTCTTCTGTTTTATGTCGTTCAATACTATCTGGTCCACCAGTTAGAACTAAACAATCAAAATCTATAGACTCATCTATTGTGCCGATATTTGGTACTGGGATCAATTGATGATTAGAAAGAAATATATTCCAACTTCTTTCCAAAGCATCAAAAGTAAAAAATGATGGAGGGATGCGAACATCCCTCTGTGAAATCAAAATTCTCATAACAACAATGAAATTTATAACGCTACTGCTAACTCTCTTGTTGGCATTCCGTATGTTTGCTTCATTGCAATACGACCTTCTTCAGAAACTTGTGCGATAGACAAACAAGTATTCTCATAAAGATCCCAAACAAAGTTCTGTGTCATCTCTAGAGCACGTGCTTGTGCTTCTGGAGTAGTGCATAACTTTTCTAACTTTAGACGACCAATTTCGCTGTGGAATCTTTCGTCACGAGCAATTTTAGCGTAGCGTGAAGAAACATATTCGTCTTCGATAGATTCAGCCATAGCTTGCCATACAACTGAAGCACGACCTTCTGCTAGGAATTGATAAAGAGCCAATACTAACTCATCACCTTGCGCATTGTACTTGTCAAGGATGAAAACACCTTGAGATGGCATTTTCTTACCATGTGTTTTTGCCAATTCAGCTAGATCTGCTTCAACACCAGAGATATGTTCAACAACTTCTTTAACCATACGGAAGTGATTTGCCTCATCGTATGCCTGTTTAGCTAAAAGTTGCAATTCATCCATTGGAGTGTCAACTGGAGCATTAGCAACAGCTTGACTTAATTCAACCATGTTCCAACGCTCATTAAACAAACGAATTTTAAAATAACCCATTAGTTCTTCATTGCTTGGATTTGTAGAAAAATATTCACGAGTAGTTTTATCTGCTACGTTATAAAGAGTATCAAATGTTTTTCTTAAATCAGATACAAATTCTTTTGATGTTTTCATTTTAGTTCCTTGATTATAGTGGACCATATGCATCTTCCATCATCTTCTTGCTTTCTGGATTCATACCAGATTTAGCACAAGTGATGAGGAACAGATCTTTACGCATAGCATCAACAACTTCTAAAACACGTTGTTGATTAACTGGATCTTCACATAAAGCCATTAGTTGGCGACGACCAATAGATGAATGGAATTTTTCGTCTTTAGCGATTTTTGCATATGTTCTTGCAATAAACTGATCTTCAATACATTCTGACATCATTTTCCAGTTACGAGCAGCACGACCTTCTGCGATTAGTTGATATACAGCTAGCATAAGTGGATCTTTATCTGCGCCATATTTCTTAATAAGTGCAGCACCTTTAGTGTTTAGCTGAGTAGAATGTTCTTTAACTGCAGCTGCAACATCTAATTTTTCACCAGAAATGTACTCGATAACATTTTTCACCATACGAAAATGTTTCGCTTCGTCTTGGGCTTGTTTGGCTAAAAGATTAAGTTCGGTAGTATCTGCGTCTGCAGAAGCAGTTGCGATCTGAGCAGAAATCTCAATCATATTCATTCTTTCGTTAACCATGCGACCCTTAAAGTGTTCGATTAACTCTTCTTTAGATGGTTTCGAATCAAAATATGATTTTACTTGAAGTTCTGAAGCACGAAACATTGCTTCGTTTCCTAGTTCTAAGTTTTCTATAAATTGAGCAGCTGACATATTGTTATTTTCCTATACGAGTTGATACCTATTATTTAGGTTACTTCTAATGTTATTTATAATATTATATATTCTTACAATTTTTATAATCTAATCTAAGTTTTTTAAATCCTGCTACCCAACTGTCTCGTTTTTCAATAAAAAGACGTGGATAGTCGTTTTCAACAGCCATAATAATAACCAACCTTCCGATAGGAATCCCAGTTCTTTCCTCAAAGGCAACTGCATAAGCAGATGTTTGCATGAAATAGTTGTGAATATCATCTCTTTCTTTGGGGCGAGACGAAGTTTTAAAATCTATGACAGAAAGTTTACCTTGAAATTCGGCAATACAATCTACTGTTCCAGCTACTTCTAAATGGTCGGAATATAATGGATCCTCTAACGCATGAATATTATCAATATCATCTAACCATTCTTTAATAGATGAGAACATCTCTGCATCAAATATATCTGGGTTAACATCGTTTCCAAGCAAATAGTCTTCGCAGAGTTGATGTATTCTGGTTCCACGATTGGCTGCAGTGGTGGAGATTCTGTTGGCTTCTGCTTCTCCGACTCTTTTTCGCCATTCCATGATTCCCTGTTTTGTGTGCAATCCAGTAACTGTGGTGACGCTTGGATAGGATTTACCCGACGGAGTTTTGTATACCCTCGTACCATCAGGTTTTGTGTCACGTTCAAGTTTGGGTAAATCATGATGTATAAATGTTTTACTCATTAAATTCTAACCAAGAAGTTACTATGTATTTTTCATTACTAAGAGGAGGATTACCTCGATGCGCATGAGTATATGCAGATGGGAATAAACAAACACTTCCTTGTTTAGCTGGAACTCTCATATGCTGATATAAAAATTCTGTCTCACCACCATGATCAACGTCGTTTAAATATAAAGTCCAAGCGATCAACCTCGCAGATGTTAAAAGATTAGCATGTTCACAATGCCAACTATGATAACCACCACCAATATTAGTTTTTTGTATTCTTATAGATGGTGTACAGGAGTGTCTGGATAATGTTCCAAGAATATCATATGTTTCTCTATATTGATCATAACATGCATATATTTTATCGTTTAGTGAATCTAAAAATGGAACTGCAGTAAAACATTGTTCAGAAAATTCTATAAAATATGTAGAATCATCTTTTTTCAATTTAGAAACATTACGTTCAGATAATTTTCTAGTCCAAGTTTTACCTAATCTCTCAGAATTATCAAAAAATGTTATAATATTTTGACATTCTTCTTTAGAAAAAACATTTTCAAAAATACCAACGAATTGGTCATAATAATAAATCATAATTTATGTCAGTAAGTGTATTGCTTCGTTGTAATGTTTAATACGATCATCAAGACCAATGTATCCACCATTAATTTTTCGTGTCATTGTCTTAATATCACCTGCGTCTGCTTCTTTATTTAATCCATTTTTATTCCAGAACCAAATAGCAGACATGAGTGCAAACTCACGATCTGATGTAACCCAATCTGGATTGTTAAAAAGATTCTCCCAATCTTCAAACATATCTTTGGCAAATTGCATATAATTATTTTTTCCAGTTAACTGGATTGGTCCACGTCCACGATACTTCCATCCATCGCCAGATTCCTCTGGTCCATTACCCATGCGACCACCATATACTTTATTAGCAATCATTTCAGGTTTACGTGCATAAGGTGTAGCTGACTCAAGTGTAGGGAAATATTTTTTGAAAATACTACACAAACCTTGTGCTGAATAATTTAAATTTTCCTCAAATACTGTCCATCCGCCAGATTCATGTCCACACTGTGCAAGAAAAGCTGCAACACGATGTGGAGTATTAATCTCATAAGTTGGAAACACGTTGTTCATAGAATTAGCCCAACCTGCTGGATCCTGTGCTCTTGGGAATAGGTGTTTAAACTGTTCTCCTGTTATCATTTTTGATTTCCTTCGTTATCTTCGTACTTTAATTTAGCCAGAATATAATCCTTAACTAATGAACTTCTTACGATGTCATTTGGAGTAAATTCTATTTTTGTAAATGCTGACATGTGGTGTGCGATATCAAAAAATTTCAGAATACCAGACATATCATTTTTTCTTTTATTTAGATCTGTTTGACGATAGTCACCACACCAAATAATTTTAGAACGATAACCAACACGGGTCATAACAGTATCAATTTCTTCATATGTGAGGTTCTGCATCTCATCAACAATAATAATTGCATCATCAAATGACATACCACGAATAAAAGAAGTAGAAATAAATTCGATATGTTTTTGTTCTTCTAATCTTTGATATGCATCATGTCTACCAAATAATGTATGACAAATCTGCTGATACGGTTGGCGATAGATTTCTGTTTTTTCATCTAAGTCACCTGGTAGATGTCCAACCTCACGTGATGGTACTGCTGAACGAACAATAATAATTTTATTAAAGGGATTACCTTTATCAAGAACTTCTTCTAATGCTTTATACAAGGCAATAAATGTTTTTCCAGTTCCAGCAACTCCGTGTAATGCTATAAAGTAGTCTTGTCTCTTATACGCTTCATAAAATAATCTTTGATTTTCTGTCAAAGGATCAAAAGATTTTAAATCATCAATTCTTAGTCTTAAAGTATTGTTGATAGTTTGTTTATTTCTAGAATTTTCTCTAGCATCACACTGTTCATCATGTTCTACTACTTTTAGTGTGGTAGGTTTACGAGCCATTAAGACTCCTTAAAATTATAGTTGAGAAGAGGACTTATCTAATTGACTTCCTGGAGTTTTTTCGTGGATTCTTTGCAGTACCTCCTTAAATCCTGTGTCATATTTCTTGACTGCAGTAATGTGATCACCAGTAAATGCTGGTGCAGCGTCGAAATATCTTTCATGCATTGGATTTTGTTGTTTATAGGAATCAAGTTCTGAAATTTTCATGGATTTTTCAAAAATTTCGCCTGTATCTAGATTTTTAAATGTATAGGATGGCATAATTGTATTTATAAGGAAATCATTTTAAAACGGACTCTATTTTTCTTTTTATCTATCTCGGCTACAGCTTTGTGATTCTGAGATTTCCAAGCATTAACATACCATTCTGGAATCGGACGATTAGTCCAGACGGCAAATCGTTGTTTATCACCGATATAATAATTATGATATGCTTGGATAGAATTTCCTGGAACTTTATACTGATCTGGCATACATTGCGGCATTGGTTCAGGTTTAGTTTTTAAAATTTTAGATGGCGGAATATCAAGATAAGGAATTAACTTTTCTGCTACATGATTTTTGCCATATCGAAAGGTGTATTCTTTCATTAAGTCTCGCCAAAGAGAATATAACCAGCAATAGTTGTCTAATGATTGTCGACACCAAATACCAGATGGATGTTTCATATGAGAAGCCATATACAAATGGCTTTCACGATCATCTGGCAGTAGCCAGCGAGTTGCTTTACGAGTACCTTTCACTGTTCTTCCTTCATATTCTGTTCCATCGAGAAGACGATGCGCAGTGGAGAGAAGTTGTGCATATTCTAGAATCATCTTGACTACATGTTTGTCAAGATGTTGTTTAGCACATTCTGTAGTGTTATGATGTAAATAAAAAATATTCATATTACCAGTGTCGGATAACATTCGCAATAATAAACAAACATGTAATCACATGGATAATAACCCAAAATGTTTTTAGTGTTAGTGCAACGTGTGCTTCTTTTAATGTAAGGATAGGAATGTCTGGTTTATCATCATCAGTTTTACCCATCAAATGATTTGTTGCTCTTGCCCAGATAAGCCAAAGCCTCATGTTAACATCCTAATTAATCCAACTGTGTCTATAGCCGTCAACAAGAGATAGTTAACCAACATGCCAAATGATTTCCGAGTATAAGCAGCCCAAGCATACAAAGCACAGCCAGTGATCCATACAGGATATAAAATAAGGAGTGGGGGTGTTGGTACAGTAAGAGCCATGGTAATGCTACAACCAATGCTAATAGCCCAAGCGAGCAACTCAATAACAAAACGAAAGCGATTTGAATTCCAGTCATCTTTTATCCAATCAAATGTAGGTTTAAATAAATCTATCATACTATGTTCTCCATGCAATAGCATCTTGAATTCTTTTGAAGGTCTGTTCAAGTTTGGTAATGGTACTTTTAGTATCTGTGTGTAAAATACCATGCCCACCTTTTTTTACAAAAGGATCAATACATCCTGGAGAATCATCAATTAAAATAGAATCAAAAGACGCAAAATTTGCTTTTTCTGGTTTACAACGAACAAAATTTACTGGATAAAATAAATTATATTTGTCCAGCCATGATCTTTTTTGCACTTTTGCTTCGTACCCACGCTGTTCATCAAATGTTCCAACAGATGTCAAGAATTGAATATCCATATTGCGTAGAGTAGCAACATAATCCATCAATTCTTTGGCATCTGGCAGTGGTTTTAGTAGTGTAAATATCTTATGTTCCAGAACTGCATGTCTAAAACGCAGATGATCTGGTAGTTCAGGTTTAATTTCTGCAAATTTGGCGTCAAAATCAGCAATAACACCATCCATATCAATGTAAAGTTTCAACATAATACAATTATACTACCTTTTTTATTAAAAGTCAACGTAAACCTGATGGTTTAGGGGCAATTTTTGTAAATTTTGCAAAATTTGGTGGTTCCCAACCCTCTGGTTTCAAGATTTTGCCATCTTCACGTCGAATAACACGTCCTGATTTTTGATCAATCTTGTAAAGATTGCTTTTTGCACCTTCATCCCACGCTTTATCAATATCCCAGCCACGTGCCTTTGCATAAGCAACAATAACCCAGATCATATCAAAACATGCGTCAAGTTGTTCAGCATCATCATTTGAATCGACAGCTTCCCAGAACTCATCTTGCTCTTCTTTAATCAAAGATTTGTATAGTTCTGATAAAGTAGTAGATTCTGATGGCGCTGTTGGATAAAAATGATCACAGGCTCGCATAAAAACAGCTACATCTGTAAATACTTTGCTCATTTATTTCTCTCCTCATCAAAGAAGTGTATTGAATGATCTATCTCATCTAAATTATCATCAAATGGAACAAAATCTAAATATCCTTCAGGATAAAATCCAGCCCCTCGCAAAAATAATGTAAATTGTTCTAATATTGTACTCATACTATCAGCTTTAAATTCTACAGTAATTTCTGATGGAGTATATTCATCAATTTGTTTAAAAACATATTTCATTAGTCTTGCTCCTGTTGTTGCCAATACATTTCTTTAAGTTTTGCTTCTAACTCATTTATTTTCTGTTTTAAGTCAGAATTTTCAATAAGTAATTTCAAAATAGTCTCATCGGTTTCATTCATTGGTAT